CTATCTTCGGTAATAGAAGTTATACGTATCAGTTCATCAGTAAGATGTTCCCTGATATGATTGAGTTCGATATATCGTTGATGAAAATTGTGACTATCGATATTGAGACAACAACGGAATACGGGTTTCCTGAACCCAGGACTGCTCAAGAGCAAGTCACCCTTATATCAGTACAGGACTTTAATACCAAAGTAATTACTACGTTTGGCTGTGGACCCTATCTAAGCAAGAAACCTAATTCCGTATACGTTCAGTGTAAGGATGAGTTCGATCTTCTACGCCAGTTTATTAATCATCATAAGTCCGATTACCCTGATGTGACGACAGGTTGGAATAGTCAGTTATTCGATATAGCATATCTTTCTTCTCGTATTACAAAAGTCCTTGGTGAAAAAGCCTTAGATGAATGCTCCCCATGGGGTATTATCAGACAATACGAAGTACCTACTGCCCGGGGTCGTACTCAATTGGCGTATGAGTGGTGTGGTATTTCTATTCTCGACTTTATGGATCTGTATAAGAAGTTTTCTTATAAGATGGTTGAGAACTATAAACTGGATACCGTTGCTATGGAAGAGCTCGGTGAGAATAAATTAAAAAACCCTCATGCAACGTTTAAAGAGTTCTATACCAAGGACTGGGAACTATTCGTAGACTATAATATCCGTGACGTAGAGTTGGTAGATAGGTTAGAGGATAAGATGAGGATCATTAACTTGATTCTTACGATGGCTTATGATGCTAAGTGTAACTATACCGATATCTTTTCATCTGTAAGAACTTGGGATTGTATCCTATACAATAAGTTGTTAAAAGATAATATTATTGTACATAACCCACCGGGTGTAGATCCAGATAAGGATCGTACTATCATGGGTGCGTATGTTAAGGAACCTAAACCTTCTCGCTACGACTGGGTTGTATCTTTTGATGCTACCTCTCTATATCCCTCTATCATTATGACCTGGAATATGTCTCCAGAGACGTTGGTAGATGGTCAAAAGTTCTTAGCAGATGACGAGAGATCGATCCAGCGGTTGATAGACCATGAAGTGAACACGTCAGAGTTGCATAAGAATAACTGGTCTATGACTGCAAATGGACAGAGTTTTACTCGAACTAAGAAAGGTATATTTCCTGAGCTTATTGAGTTTTACTTTACCTCCAGGCAGGTGGCCAAGAAAGAAATGTTAGCTGCCCAGACTATGTACGAGGAAACTAAAGATAAAAAGTATCTTGGTTTGATCTCTAGTCTTAACTCCAAGCAGATGGCTGCTAAGATCTTGATGAATTCACTTTACGGTGCAATGGGTAATATTCACTTCAGGTATTACGATATTCGTATTGCTGAAGGTATTACTATGACCGGTCAGTTTTTAATTAGATCGGTTGCTAAAAAACTAAATGAGTTTGTTAATAAAGAAGTAGGAACTAAAGATGTTGAATATTCTTTTTACTCTGATACCGATTCTACCTATATTACTCTTGGTGCTCTTGTTGAGAAGAATCTTGCAGGTAAAGAGAAGTCAGCCATCGTTGACGTACTCGACAAGTACTGTGCAACTCAAATTGAACCGACGATCAATGATGCTTGTGAGTCTATTTCAGATTATCTGAATACTTACCAACGTAAGATTAAGTTCAAACGTGAGATTATTGCTGATAGAGGTATTTGGATTGCTAAGAAACGTTATGCTGTTAACGTTTATAACTCTGAGGGTGTTGCATACGATCCCCCTAAACTAAAAGTACTGGGTATGGAGATTGTTAGATCCTCTACCCCTGCACCGGTACGGAAGGCATTAAAAGAGGCAGTGGCAATTGCACTTACTAAAGATGAAACTACTTTAAGAAAGTATGTAGTAGATCTAGAAGCCAGGTGGCATAGTCTTGAACCGGAAGATATTGCTTTTCCTCGTGGTGTTAACGGTATCAAGGAGTATGCAGACTCTAACGGTATCTTTAGGAAAGGTACCCCCATTCACGTGAGGGGTGCTCTCATATATAATCATCTAGTTACAAGCAAAGGGCTAGAGAAAATGTATCAGTTGATTCAAGAAGGTGATAAGATTAAGTTCTTATATCTTCGTGAACCTAATCCACTTGGTACCCATGTTATTACCTTTGCTGGTGAAGTACCGCCTGAATTTAAAATTCGGGATTACATTGATTATGATAAAATGTTTGAGAAGTCTTTTCTTGAACCCCTTAACTCTTTACTCAGCTGTATTGGCTGGCAAGTTAAAGAAACCGCATCTTTAGAAGGATTATTCGGATGAAAAAATATATTGCAATTCTCTCGCTACTGTTAGTTACTCAGGCATTTGCTCAAAAGATACCCAAGAACTCAGCAACCTATGATACTCAAGTTTTACGTGTAAGCGATGGTGATACGATTGTTATCGCGGCGCCGTTCTTACCTGCTCCGCTCAAACCAGAACTAGCAGTTCGTATCTTCGGAGTTGATACTCCAGAAAAGGGACATAGAGCACAGTGCCCACAAGAAGATCAAAGAGCACAGTTAGCTAGTAAGTGGACCACGCAGCTGGTAGCTCAAGGTGGTAAGATACAAGTTACATTATATGCCTGGGATAAATTTGGTGGTAGAGTACTTGGGGATATTATTGTAAACGGTCAAAGTGTTCGAGCAGGGTTAATTGCTAACGGTTTAGCACGTGAATATTACGGTGACGCCAAACAAAGCTGGTGCCAGTAAACGATTGACCTTACGGCTGGGCTATATTATAATATGTGATCTATAAGGAACTATACAATGTCTATACTTGATAAAATAAAGAAAAACTCTACGATTAAAGATACGGCTATTTTAGCCGATTCGAAGTTCTTTCAAAAGAAGGATATGATCCCTACTTCTATTCCTGCGATTAATATTGCTTTGTCAGGTAAACTTGAAGGTGGTCTGACGCCTGGTCTAACTATGTGGGCTGGGCCTTCGAAGCACTTTAAGACGGCTTTTTCGTTGTTGATGGCTAAGTCGTATCTAGATAAGTACCCTGATGCTTGCTTGCTCTTCTATGATTCTGAATTCGGTACTCCTCAGTCTTACTTTGACTCTTTCGGTATCGATTCTAAACGAGTTATTCATACGCCTCTAACTAATATCGAGCAATTGAAGTTTGATATAATGACCCAGCTTGAAGGCGTAGAGCGAAACGACCATGTAATTATTATTATTGATTCGATAGGTAATCTTGCGTCTAAGAAAGAAGTTGAAGATGCTTTAGAAGGTAAGTCAGTTGCAGATATGTCTCGTGCAAAGCAGATTAAGTCTTTATTCCGAATGGTAACTCCTCATCTTTCGTTAAAAGATATTCCTATGGTTGTAGTTAATCATACCTATAAGACTATGGAGTTGTATTCTAAAGATGTTGTAGGTGGTGGTACAGGTTCTTATTATGCTGCCGACAATATCTTTATCCTAGGTCGTCAACAAGAAAAAGACGGTACTGAGGTTGTAGGTTATAACTTTATTATCAATGTTGAAAAGTCTCGTTATGTAAGAGAAAAGTCTAAGATACCCGTTACCGTTCGCCACGATGGTGGTATCAGTCGTTGGTCTGGTCTACTGGATATGGCTATTGAATCCGGTCACGTAGTTAAGCCAAGCAATGGTTGGTATTCACGTGTAGATAAAGATAGCGGGGAGATCGAAGAAAAGAAATTCCGTATTAAGGATACAGATACTAAAGAGTTCTGGATACCTATTCTTACGACTAAGTCGTTCCATGACTGGGTAAAGGAAACGTATCAGGTTGCTAATGGTGCAATCTTAACTGATCTCGAAATAGACGAGGAGTACGCAGATGCTAAGGAATGAATTATTTAAACCTTGGTTCGTTGGCGAAAAGGATTGGGGCTTTGAAATTATTGATGGTGAGTATAAAGGCGTAACCGTTCAGATTGAAAAGTTAGATTGGCCTGATGAGGGTAAAAATGAACTGGCCCTTGACTACCATGTAGTACATAAACCCGAAATAATTACGGATGAAGATGTTAAGGGTGATAAATTTAAAGTTGTCATAGAAGTTATTATTAACGATATTTTAAGAGAAGCAATTGATGACCTCAAACAGACTAGAGATAACGATACTACGGAATCTAGTACACAATGAAAGCTACATGCGAAAGGTCTTACCGTTTGTAAAGTCAGAGTACTTTACAGATGAGAGTGAGAGAACGATCTATAAGGTAATTAGTGATTTTGTAGTTAAGTATAATAAGCCACCGACTACTGAGGCGTTGGGTATAACATTACAGAATTCTAATTTACCTGAAGGTACGTTTAAAGAGACCAGTGACCTGGTAAAAGAGTTAGAAGTATTCGAGCAGCCTAATCAAGATTGGCTGTTAGATGAGACTGAGAAGTTTTGTAAAGATAAAGCCGTTTATAATGCCATTCTTCAATCGATTGGTATTATGGAAGGTAGAGATAAGAACTTTAGTAAAGATGGCATACCATCGTTGTTACAGGAGGCGCTAGGTGTCTGCTTTGATTCTTCCGTGGGTCACGATTATTTCGAAGATTCTTCTGAGCGGTTTGATTTTTATAATCGGGTGGAGTCTCGCCTCCCATTTGATCTTTCGCTATTCAATAAAATCACAAATGGAGGCCTACCGAATAAGACGCTTAATATTGCTCTGGCTGGTACTGGTGTGGGTAAGTCTCTTTTCATGTGTCACATGGCTGCTGCGAATTTGGCCCTAGGTAAGAACGTTCTCTATATTACGATGGAGATGGCAGAGGAGAGGATTGCCGAGCGGGTTGATGCTAACTTGCTTAATGTTGAAATTGATCAGTTAAAGAATCTACCTAAGCAGATGTTTGAAGGCAGGATCGATAAGATTAACGGTAAATCTCACGGTAAGCTAATTATTAAGGAATACCCTACTGCATCTGCTCACGTAGGCCACTTTAAAGGGTTACTGAATGAACTATCGTTAAAACGTTCATTTAAGCCAGATGTTATCTTTATTGACTATTTGAATATATGTGCATCCTCTAGATTCAAACCCGGTGGCGGTGTGAATTCTTATACATATATCAAAGCCATTGCTGAAGAGTTGAGAGGTCTAGCTGTAGAATTTAATTTACCTATCGTCTCCGCTACACAAACTACGCGTTCGGGTTTCTCGAATACAGATGTGGAGCTGACCGATACGTCCGAATCC